TAACACTAGTAATTGTGCTAAAAATCTGAGTACCTGCAACAGCAGTTGCCTGTGTTACAACTCCAGTAACCTCAGTAGCAGCAACACCAAATTGGTCTGTACCAACTACAGTAAATATACCTGTTAAGGTTGCGCTTGCAGCATCTGTTAATGTATATAGTAAGTTTCTTGGAGTATCCAAGATTGTTCTTGCTAAAGTACAAGTAACAGTACCGCCAGCTGAAATATCTTCAGCAGCAACAACACTATCTACAGCAACGTCTGGTTTCATAACAATAAATTGTTTTAAACCTCCAGATGTGGCTACAATTTCACCTGTTTGTAAAATAATTTCTTTTGTAACACCATCGTTTAGGACAGAATATCCTCCACCGGTAGTTACCATTCTTTCTTTATGAGCCATAAGTTTATTTTTTTATCAAGCTAACTAGAGCTTGAGTCTAGGGGTCTAACCTAGACAGTGTTTTTTATATATTTTACTTATTCCTTTCCACAAAATAAGCATTTCTTTTTTTCTTTCATATTATTAGTTTGGTTAATTAATGAGATTTGGCTCAGGGGAATGACCAAACCACTCCCCTGACTTACGACCGCTAAGTACCAATTGTATATTCTATTGTAATGTTAGCTAATTTCTAGCTTGCACCAGTACTTCCGTAGAATGAAAATGGCATGTTTGTACAAGCTACAGCCATGAATCCAGTTACATTAACTCTCACAGCCTCGTTTTCAAGTCTGATTGGTTCATGCATTGTAGGCATAACTCCAATTTTTACTCTTAAAGGATTCTTAAATTTAGAATCGCGAGCAAACCAATTCAATTTATTTGCTGCAGTTATGTAGGGACTGGAAATGATATTTTTTTCGCCCTCATAAAGGTTTATATCACCAATAGCTACTGGAGAAATACTTTCAGCAAAAAGCTTTCTAGCAGTTCTTTCAGCAGCGCTACCTTTCTTGACGATAATAGTATCGAAATTCATAGGCATAGGTTTTCCACTAGCGTCTTGAAACGCTCCAGAATATTCTTCCATTGTGTCTATAGCACTTTCTGATAATACTGAAGTAACGTTGTTTGCGAATGTGTCTCCTGAAGCCCAAGTATGAGTTGCAAAAATTGCAGCTGCATCTGGAGCCAAGTAACTAGCACCAACAAATCCATCATTCAATAACTCAAAAGATTCTGTTAAGAAATAATTAACAGCGTCTGTCATTACTTGCTTTGAATTTTCAGCAACAAAAGCGTCAACCATCATAGTTGAATCACCTTGATCACGTCTATAAGTCTTCTCATTAATTGTGAAACCTGAACCAAATCTTTTCTCCTGAACAGTTACTGAGTAACCATCTTCAAGAGTAAGTAATGGTGGAGTTTCAGCGTCTCCTAATTCGATAGTTCCGTTTACACCTTCAGTAGATGTAAAAATTTCAAACACCTCTGAGCTTTCGGCAAATTCAAAAATTCTGTTATCTTTATACATTAACAAACTATCTTGAACTCCGTTGTTTGCGACATCTTTGATGCCTTTTACAGCCTGTATCGCGTAATCTGCTTTATTCATATTTTTTTTACAATTATTTTATTTAACTAGATTAATGGTTTATTAATCTTAACTCTGATATTGTCAGCTGAATCAACCGTACCAGCATTTTCACTAGCATCAATCTTCAAAACCTTATAAGTTGTTCCACCTGTAACATCAATAGTTAAATTTGTTGAACCAGAAAGATCGACCTCTGTTCCTTTATATGTAACAGCGAATACGCCATCACCTGTTCCTTCTAACATAAAGTCATTACCTTTACTAATTTCAATCTTTGTTTCTCCGTCTGCTGAACCGTATGGAGCAAAAGCAAGAGAAGCAGCAGTAGAACCAGCCTTAACAATAAGACCAGAAGCTAATACAACTAAATCACCAGCCTCGATAACAGTAGCAGTAGCAATAGTGGCTAATGTAGTTTCTAAACCATCATTACCACCTACAACTTTAAAATCCATATATTTTTAATTTAACGACCAGGTTGAGCTTTTTCATACAGGGAAGCCATCTTCTCTGCCATAGCATCTTCCTTGGTCTTAGGTTTATTATCTTTGTGGATAGTATCCACTGAACTCGCACCACCACCAGAGTTTTCAGGAATTTTTTTAGACATAACATCAGACTTGATTTTATCTTCTAAATGTTTCTGATACTCAACTGGAAAAGCAGTTTGAGCGGCATTTTTAAACTTAGAAAGTAACTCTTCCTTTGATTCTGTGCCGACAGAATTAAAGTTTTCTTTAATCTTATCAAAAGTATTATCTTCATTAGCCCAAGGATTACCCTTTACAAACTCACGATAAGCTGTTGATAATTTAGAATTAAATGACTCTTCTTTAAAACTTCTAACTTCTTCTTCTAATTGATTGAATTTTTCTAATAGCTCGTTGTTATCTTCAGGAGTTTTAGTAATCTCCTTCTCCCCTAACTTTTTTAGCCGTTTCAATTCAATAGATTTCTCGAAATCAAGACTCTTCTTCTTGAGAGTTTCTAATTCTTTCTTAGAAATAGTAACTTCCTCTTCACCCTCTGGTTGTTGATCTTCAACCTCTGGATTGTCCTTTTTTTCATCAACTGGAGCGTTTTGATCAGTAGGTTGTTCTACTTCTTCTTTTTTAGGCTCCTCTTTTTTATCTTCTAACATAATGTTTTGGATGGTCTGTCAAGCCCATCTAATTAATTTTTAATATTTCTTTAATTGATTCCACATTTTAACTTTCTTTTTATTATCTAATTTTTTATCTTCATCTATAATAACTGCTTGTATATGTCTATCCTTCATAACCTGTAACGCCAACGAAGCACCTTTTATCATCCATCTCTCCTGATCTGTCTTAGCCTCAAAATGTTTTAATGTCTGAATAGTTATATTACTTTTTAAAACTTTTAATACACTACTAGAGCTTTTAAACTGATAAAGTTTAAGCTCCTCCTCTGAACCTAACTTTACTATCTCTCTGTTAGCATACTTATTAACATATAATCTTATTAATACTTTTAGTATAAATCTCATAATAAATCCATATTAACATTATTAGAATCAGGCGCTGGCATTCCTTCCATTCCATCTCCACCAGCTAAACCTTTAGCTTTTGCCATTTCACCCATTAAAGGGTCTTGTTCTTGGTCTGGTTTATCTTTAATAATATCTGATGGTTTATTAAATGCTTCAGCTAAGTCCTGCAAGTTCTCAACTTGATCAACCATAGGATTTTGATTTGTCATCTGAAAAAATGCTATATCTGAATTCTTTTTCTGAGTTGATGTTTCCTTAATAGAAGAATTTGGAACTATCTTTATATCAAGCTCAACATCTTTATTAAGTAAATAATCAGTAGTTAAGAATATTGGCTCAACCGTAGCTGTAGCTGGGTTATATTCAGTATTAGGATTTACACCCATCTCTAAATTAGCTGCTTGTTTTAATCCAGTATTAATTTGTTCTTCTGATTTACCATCTAAACCTGGAGCAATTTGAATTAATCTTTTACCCCTCCTACCATTAGTTAATTTTTTACTATCTAATACTAAATATTTAAACCTTGAACTCCCATCCATAGCCTCTGATGGCTGTGAATAATATTGCAACACATTATATAAACGTAAGAAGTATTTATATTGCATAGCATCCTCAATCATTTTTAAGAATAAAGAAGCAATATTCAATGAATTCTCTTGCAAAGTCTGGACCTCAAATCTTGTTTTACGACCACCAGTATCAATGCCTTGTGATTGCGCTGATACAGTACTTTCTTCCATAGAACGCTTAATAAGCTGTAATACTTGGAATGATGTCTGGTCTACATTACCAAGCGTACCTTTCTGTATCCTTGCCCCAGGACTCATCTGATAAATCCTATTCGGTTCTATATATCCATCATCTAAATCATCAATATTACCATCAACAAAAGTAGGACTATTAAGAACTATAAATAACTGATCTAAAACATTGTTAAAGATTGCATTATTCATATCCTGCATAGCCATCAGTTTATCAGGAAAACTTTTACCATATAAAAACTGTTGGTGGATAGGCTCAGATATTGAAACCCAAAATGGTAATTTCTTATGATTAAATTCAATCGGACCATCATAAAGTTCTACACCATTACACCAAATTTTATGCTCATCTTTAACCTCATCAAACCATTCAACTACTTGAACATTATCCTCACCAACATCTTCACTTATTCCCCAGCTAAAATAACCAGAGTCATAATAATATCCAGCAGGTTGAACTTCATCAGCATTAGGGTATTTACCAAATATATCTTTAAACCCATCATAAGATAATGTTCTTACCCTAAAACATCTCTTTACTTTTATTTTAAAATCTCTTGGAGACGCCCAAATTGTTTCAGGATAAAATTCCTCAATAGGAACTATCTCTCCATAAACATCATCCCAAGAATCGTAAGTTCTTTCCTCAGTCTTTCTTTCGCCTGTGTCAGGATCAAACTCTTTAACGAATTTAACAGTTCTCTTATCCTTAAGCCATCCTTCATAACCAATAACAGTTCCTTCACTCATACAAGTGAACATCTCCCAAACTAACTGTTCATGTTCTTTATTGTGGTTATTAGCAGCTTCTAATAAATCGTTATAAATTCTAGCTCTTTGCTTACTATCTGCTGTATTAAAGATTGAATTTGATTTAACTATAGTTTCAATCCCAAGTCTAGCAGAAACTAATTTTGACAAAATTGTAATAATCTTGTTTCTAGTAACTGGGTCAAATGTGTTTGACTGCCATTCTTCCTTCCACTCTGGTTTAGGATGATATTCATTCATCCTGTCAACACTGTCCTTAACATAATCAATTATATTTCTTGATGCCCCTCCTTTATTGAAAAATCTAACTGTTTGGTTTCGATGATCTTTATATCGATTAAACCTATCCCAAAACTCAGAATACTTAGCATCCTTTTCTTTATCATTATTATATTGTGCAGGAGTTAATTCCTCTTGTTTTTTATCCATATTGTTATCCTACTACTCCACTACTCATAGAGTAGTATTGTTTTCTAGTTCTATTATTATTATTATTTTGTTTTTTAACCATGTGATTATAACAGAAATAGGTCACTGCATCGCCTATATGAGAATATTCATTATGCTGTGGAGCCTCACTTGACGTATTACCTGTCTTAGGTTTAATAAACTGCCAAGAACTCATCGCTTCAATTGTTATAATACATTTATCAGAAACAATTATCTTATCCATTATATTGCGAGTAGCACCTATCCTTTCTTTAACATGCGCTCTCTGACTCTTAAATATACAACCATATTTGCGTAATATAGCCCCATTGGACTGTCCTGACGTTAAAGACCTATTCTCACCACTATAAGGGTCACCATAGTGTATAGCGTCCTTATATGGCTTACTCTGTAATATCTCTATAAAGTGATAAATACTTGTACCATCACTAGCTCCATTATTCTGATATTCATCTATTATATAAAACAATCCTTTAGCTCTGTCCTCCTGCCACCACACCATTGCTGTAGTGTCAAGCCCGAAGTCCCAAGATATATATAAAGGTAAATCAGAATTATACTCAACATTTTCAGAAACGTTATTCTCAATGCTAAAAGTGGAAAACACTTTATCACCCATCGAAGCCTCATAATCAATATCAATTTCTTGATGTACCTCAGCCATTGTTGAAGCCCTTTTTATCTGCTCCTCATACCACGGTGAACGAGGATTTCCTAATTCATCATAATATAATCCAACAGTAAATCTAGGGTTTAAAGTCCAGTGTAAACGAACATAAGGATTCCCTTTCTTCTTAGCATTATTAATAACTGTAAAAAAATGACAATTAGTACCACGGGTATTAGCTGTTGATAATGGAATACGACAAGAAGTTGCACTACCACAAGACTGCCAAGCTGCTTTATCAGTCATCTCCCAAGAAGCAAACTCATCAAATAATATAGCCTTCCTACGATCAGAACGACCAAAGTTAGCATTATTACTCTCACCAGTAAGCGTAGCTCTAGTTTCAGGATGTATCAGTAACATCGATTTATCATCCTTCTGGGGCTGTAATATAGGCATCAACCAATCAGGGTTATTACTAATAATATAACGTGCCTTTTCTAACAAAGTCTTTATATTACCACGACTATCTACATTATCAGCTTTCTGAGAACCAACTAAGAAATCATTGCCATGAAAATGCCAGAGGTATACAAATATAGTCATTATCAACCAAGACAAACCTTGATCACGACTTTTCTCAATAGGTAAGTCATAACCCAATGTTATAGCCCTTATAATTTCCTCAGCAGCACGCTCCTGAAAATCCCATAATAAAAATGGTATCTTCTTATCAAAAGCATTATCAGCACGTTGATTTTGAATCCATACAAAATTGTCACACCAATAAACAAATCCTGTTGAAATTTTACGGTTCTTATCCTCTTTTAATGTACTAAGGCTTTTAAAATTGCCTTTGCATAAATCCCTACAAAGTTCTCTATTTATCAAGTGATTAATATTATCACTAGATGTTAGTAAGGATGTATTAAATTTTTTCTCTATCTTACTAGCTAATAAAACTTGTTGTTCTTTTTCAGACAACACTGGAAAAGAAGAATCATAATTATTCTTTATTTCTATCATAGTTTTATTTTTCTACATCTACATCTATTATATCACCGGTCGTATTCTGCCGTCTTAAGAAATTTAACTTATCTTCAGTTGTAGGTAATTTCTCCAATACTTTATTAATATCTACTTTTATATTCCTCTCTTCTGATATATTAGTAGGTTTATCTGAATTCAAACGAGATGTTATTGATAATTTATCAAACAGTACAGCCACATTGTTAAGAACTCTCAACTTATTCTCTGTAGTCAATTTACCAGGGTTAGTAGCTACTTCCTCAAGGGTTGTGTCTATAAACGATAATATCTTATCCTTCGTTTCAGATAAGCGGTAATTCTCTCGTGATAAAGCTACTGACTGATACCTCTTCTCCGTTTCAAGTCTTATATCACTATTCTGCTCCACTATCTTTGTTATAGATATTGTAGGAACGCCATACTCATGAGCTATCTCTTTCTTAACCTTACCTTCTAAATACTTACGGATAATCTCTTTCTTGTCAGCTAAAGAAAATGAAGCACTAATCGGTTTGTCTACTATCGGTTCTAAGGTCATTGGTTCTGGCTTATTTTCGTCCATCTCTTTTAATAGTTGATTTACTGACATTTTGTTTTATTGCTATTAATTCACCTTTATTTAGGATAAATTCATTTAGATTAAACATTTTTATTCTTTTTATACTACCATTATAGCACATTTTTTTCACTTGGTCAAGTGATATGCTAATATTAGCCAATAAATTGGGGTATTTTGTTTATCGTTGTAATACTAATATTAAAAATATCTGATAAGTCTGATCTACTATAATCTTTACTTAATAATTTTATCCAATTTCTTTGCTTTTCTGTTAAAACAGCACATTTATGTGCGGCGCCGTGCCTGAATGTAATAAACCCATTATCTATACCGTGTCTTCTATTCTCCTTTGCTGTAGCCCACTCAAGGTTTTTAAGGTGATTGTTTCGTTTATTACCATCTTTGTGATTAACCTGAGGTTTATTCTCTGGGTTGTTAAGAAATGTTTGAGCGACTAAGCGATGAAGTGAGTGTTTATGTCCAATGTTGTGTTTGTTTAAATTAACATAGACATAACCACTGCTACTATAGTTTAATTTAACTAGCTTTGGCTTACCCGTCCTTCTATAATTTAGGCTTAAAACCTCGCCTTTTTCGTTTATCTTATAAAGACCTTGCCATCCTTGAATTGTTCTAAACTCTTTCATTTTATTATGATTAATTATTATGTTTTAATTATAGCATGTGAATATAAATAGGTCAAGGGGTGGTTATAACCTAGTTGTGTATTGACACTGAGAGTATATGATTTGTGTTATGGAGCTGTGTAATGGAATGTATGGAAAAAAGTGATGTAAAATCTTGGGGTCTAACGATATTATCTATACTAGGGGTGCAGGGGTGGCATGACCCATCCTAAAGACATCTTATTAATATATTGTCAAGCTATACAGTATTTAAGCTTAACTATTTAAACAAAGAAAAATAACATAACTCTAAAATACTGTCAAGTTTTTAAGGTGGGGGGATTTTAATAACTAGTATAAGCTTTAGTTATAACCTAGTTATAGTTATGTTGTATTATACTAATATTAAACATTATATTGAGATTTTATGTGCTAAAACTTAACCATTATAATTAGTATTATATCCAGTTATTAAAAATAAGTGCTAAACACTCAGATATAAACACTTGATCAGGCTAATAAAAATGATTATATAAAAATAAAGTGTTAAAAAGTGCTTTTTAATACTTGGTATTTATAACATTTGGCACAAATATGGCACGTTGGCACAAATTGGCACAAATTGGCACAAAGAAACGTGCCAAGATTTAGCCTTTAAACACGGCACCTTTAACCAATTAAGCACCAATTGGCACGTTGGCACAAAAAAAAAGCAATCCTTATATATAATATATTTACTATTGACATATATCTATAAATATGGTATTAAAAAAAATTATCTTATTATTAATTAGAAACGTGCCAACGTGCCACTATTGCGAAAGTGCCTATAAATAGGGGCTAAATCTTGGCACAAAACTGGCACAAAACGAAAAAGAAACGTGCCAACGTGCCAATCCTTTAAATACGGGGGTTTTATTATTAATAAAAAATCCAATCCTTACCATAATTGACAAAAACGCTACTTTATACCAAAAAACAAGTTCTCACAAGCTAATTT